ATGAGCATTTTTATCATTTATAAATTCGTTTTCTTCAATGAAGCTTGGTCTTGGTACAGCATTTGGACCGGTTGACTTTCCTGACATAGTAGGATAGTTGCCAGCTGCATCAAGAAATTTATCGTCTTTCTTTTCTTTGTTGCCATATATGTCTAGGCCAGCATCTCTTGCTTCACCATCAGCATATCCTCTGGGCAATTCTTCAAACTCATCTCGTAGAGTTTGGTCACCATGAGCAATCATAACACCAGTAAGAGCAGCATTATCTTTCGATGCGAGAACTGGATGACTGGCGTTACGAGCAAGACGATTCGTATCCGGCCTAAGCCGATCGTTCTCTTTCTCACCAGTTTTGAACTCTTCATTGGCTTCACTATAATTTTCGGCCGGTAGAGTCGTACCTCGAGGATATCGACTTACGTATGGTTGATCCTCAGAATGGCTTTCCCAAACACTCAAGTTATTTTCTTTGGTTCGACCAGTAGGATCGTTAAATCCTTGTGATGGATCTCCAGCTTCACTTGGAATAGCAGATATAGATCCCATTATAACCGGCCGTTGTGCTTCCTTACCATCAAGAAAGAATCCTACAACCCATGTTCCCTCGACGAGTCCGAGCGCGGTATGACCAACATCACCCATAGCAGCAGATGTGATCGACTGAATTGGTTGTGCCCAAGGTAGATTATCGGTCGGTGTATCCGACTTGCTCTGTGAGTGGAATCCATAACAACGTACACGGACACGACCAAGCTGCAAAGGATCTCCTCTATCCTCTACGACTCCCATCCACCAAATAAACTCAGTTCCCATATTAAGCATTAGTCACTTCCTCAACTTTCTTACCATAGACATCCTTCACACAATCCATGACGGTATAGAAAGACATATCTTCTTTGTTAATTACATGTCGAACCGCGCCGACGAAGAACTTTTTATTATACAATAGATTCTCTTTTTCCATAAATTCTTTCACTTCAGTATTCTGTGGTATGACGAGTTCAACTACCTGACCAACTTCAATATCAGAGTTACCTGGAATAGTAACTTCTAAGACAATGTTGTTGAGTTGCGTTCTTGATGTAACATCAAAGGATAAGAACTCGTGTAACTTACGTGGGTTACGAAGTTGTTGATCCGTTTCTTGTGTAGGATCATTTGCGAATGGATCGTGAACTCTTTCCTTTATAAATGGTACGGTTCTAGGATCACCGATGTTTGTTGGAAGAAAATACTTATACGATGATTTAGTCGTTGTCTTGAAGATAGAGTTCTTTGCATATAACTTTTCATTTGGTTTCTTTTCAAGATGTGCAAAGTTCTTTGAATCATCATCATAGTTGAATGTCTTTTCAGTATATCTTTTCAGTATAGGATCAAGAGCTTCAACATCATGACTATATAAACCGCTTTCAATATTCTCCTGTGTATCGACCTGCTTCACTACTCGTAAATCTTCAATGAGTTGGCGCGGGTGAACCTTTTGAGATCCATCCATCAAAGGTTTTTCGGTACTTGCTTCTGATAGGAAGAACTTTTCGAAGGGTTCTTCTACCAATAAACTATCGAGAGTCCTGAAGTTCCATCCATCGTACGACTCATAGAACACAAAGTTAGATGCTTGGCTGGTATCTTCTAGCGGTTCATTGCTATCCTGACCGCCTGGAGGAATCTTTTTATTTCCAAACTTATATGTGTTGTAACTGCCACCAGTTTTGGAGATACCCTCTCTTGCGGCCATGTTGATTGCAGTGATTGGTTTTTCGCCAGGAAAGTTAAGATTCAGAAAGTTAGAGCTCTCTTGTAGCTTGATCTCTTTCTTCTTAATAAAATAATGTTCTTCTTCAGTTGGCTTGAGAAACTCCTCATAGATGCTCTTTGTAATTGCATCTGCAGTCAGATCCTTATATGATTTCTTAACCGATAGTCTTTCATTATTGATGATCTCTTGAGATACGCCTGTCAATAGATAAGATTCATTTCTTTCAGCAGCCTTCTTTCTATCGCTTACCTTGAAGATACGAAATACGTAAGTTCTAAAATCTTTAAAGCCTGGAGTACCAAAACGAATCACGAGTGTTTCATCACCCACGATTGGAAAGAACTCAACTAGACCAACGGCTTCCATCATCGACACTTCACAATAGATACCGTTATCCATTATGTCGTGATATATATCGATACCCAACATAATTTCCTGGATATCACGAAAGTTCTTATCATGGTTGTATAGGATACAGTTCGCAATCTCTACGTTCTTTGCCCTATACGGTAACGAAGATAATCTTGACATTATTCAAATATGCTTTCAGCCTGATCGAGATATGTGTTTAGATATACATTATCGAGGACCTTGATGATTCTTCTATCATCATTTTTTTCCTGTTCATAAGTATAGTTTGATACTTCACGTTTTTGATCTACAGGCAATCCTGCAAATGTTTCAGCATCAACTTGAAAGTACTTCTGAGGTACGATAGTACCGTCAAACAGAACCTGCTTATCTTGATACTTCCATTCATAATGATGTAGTGTACCTTGTGCAGATGCAACTGAACCGTACTTAGATTTAATAAAGTTTATAAATGGATTATAATCCAGTGGCCACTCAAATAAAGGATCTATGATCTCGTTTACTTTGTAAATGACCCAGTCGAGTGTAACATCACCATAGAATCTATCAGCAATGAACTGAGCAGTCTGCCCTTCCTCTACTGTATGAGTATAGAATATCGCAGAACGTTCTCTCCACACATCTCTTAATTTATATCTGACTAGAGGATTCTTAATCGTTCTCGGCTTATTATCTTTCAGAAGATCGAAGTCAATAAGCGGATGATTCTCGAAGTAGTGTGCCATTATCTGTCGTCCGATTTGATATTTTCTTTTGTAACGATTGCAACTTCTTGCAGTTGCATTTCAATCTGTACTGCTACTGGTGCCTTTGCTGTTCCGTTTGGACTGACATGATACTGTGTGCCATCTGGATGATAGTTTACAGAGAATCCTTTTAACACCGAAGGTGCTATGTTGTACAATAACTCATTGTGATGAAAGTCTACATCAAACTGTTCTGGATAAGTTAAGAATACTGACTGTCCAGCAATGTCTCCTAGACTGGATCGACCAGGTGCAGCATGATATTTAAACAGCTTCACTATATTATAGATAGTATTGGATTCTGCATAGTTTCGTGCAACAAGTTTCCAACTGAATGAGTGTTCCCTCATTGCCGGTGAATCATAAAGCAGAGCCATAAACGGATTCCTTGCGATACCAGCTCCACCCATTGCTCCTTTAACAGCAGGTGCAACCGCAGCTCCAAGAACGCTTCCGACTACAGGAACTTTACTTGCGGCACCAGCAATAGCACCTCCACCGCCTTCTGCTGCCTGTGAAAGATAGTAAGCAGCACTGGCTGCTGATCCTTTCGCTAGCCCCGCATCCATCGAGCTTTTTACTTTATCAGCTATTCCTTTTATTCCACCTGTTGCACCAGCAGCACCAAGTGTAGCAGCCGCTGCACCGATGGGACCTAACGATTCAGCATTGTATCCGTGGTTATATCCGGTTGAAAGCTGTTGTGGCATCGGTAAGAATACACGAGCTATATCATTCTTTATTGGTGTATCCTTTCTTCGCATTAGAGATTGTGCAAAGATACGGACGACGCACCAATGATCGAGTTGCTCAACATCTCCAGGAAAGAATAGCTCAGATGCATTTCCAGTATTTTTAGATCCAAGAGCTTCAGCGAGTGGTGTTCCGCCGCCTCTTTTTTCTCCAGTGTTAGATCTAAATTGACTCGATACAGAACTTGGACGTGTCATATAAATAGTTCCTTAGAAACTGTTTTAGATATTTATAATGACTACACTGAAGGGTAGATTTAAACCTCAAAATCCACATAAATATAAAGGCGATCCTACGAACATTATATATCGCAGTTCATGGGAACTAAAGTTTATGAAGTTCTGTGATCTACGAGAGGATATACTTCAGTGGCAATCAGAAGAGTTTGCTATACCTTATAAGCATCCTATCGATGGAAGGTTTCATCGTTACTTTCCGGACTTTCTGGTAAAAGTAAAGACTGCGAGCAATCAGATCGAGACGTGGGTAGTCGAGATCAAACCGTATCATCAAACTCAAGAACCTAAAAAAGCTAAACGCCTTACAAAAAGATATATTAACGAAGTCAAGACTTATGCAATCAATAAGTATAAGTGGGACTATGCTGAAGCATGGTGTAATGATCGTAACTATAAGTTTGTCATCTTTACAGAAAAAGAATTGAACATTAAGTAACATTATAAATAATGGTAAGGAGTAAACATGGTAGCTTACGTATTTGATACTATTCTACAGCAGGGTGTAGCAGCAGGAGAGGTTCCAGCAAGGACTCGTGCTGCGCGCGATTGGTTTCGTGAAACTGCATCTAGCTTTCGTACTACGCCGAATGAATTATTACGTGGAGCAGCAGAAGCTGAAGGTGGTAGTGCTCTTACCGGTAGAACATTTCCAGGTCGTATGTATACATTCTTTTATGATCCAAAGACAAAGCGTGATCTGCCATACTACGATAGGTTTCCTTTAATATTTAAGATCAAGAATATAGATGGTGGATTCCTTGGTATCAATATGCACTATCTGCCACCACAGTTAAGAGCAAGATTAATGGATGCGCTCTATCCACTCGCAACCAATCGTAAGTATGATGAAACTACTCGACTGCGATTGACCTATGAGATTCTAAACAGTGCAACCAAGTATAGATTCTTTAAACCTACGATTAAGAAATACTTAAATAGTAATGTAAGATCGAGGTACATTCAAATAAATGCAAACCAATGGGACATGGCTCTGTTCCTTCCGACAGAACGATTCGTTAAGAAGAATAAGAACTTTGTTTGGCGCGAAAGTCGTCAAGCAATAAGGAGACGATGATGCCATTTAATATAACTGATTTCACTGCAGAACTTAACAAAGGTGGAATTGCACGTAGTGATTTCTTTGAAGTAGTTTTTACATCTCTTCCTCCAAAGGTAGTACAATCTGTGAATCGTTCGACATTGCTTGGACCTTCTTACTTTACTATACTTGATGGATTGCGATTCAGAGCGGATTCGGTTACTGTACCGCAGAGAGCCATCACTCCTATTGAGTATAAGGACTATGGCGCTCCGTTTAAGATAGGTTCCACTGCTAATTATATCGAGATCGATGTAACATTCATTCTTAGTAAAGATATGCGAGAACGTAACTTCTTTCTTGCTTGGCAGGATGTTATCGCAGGAGATCATCGTTTAAAGCAGACTGCATCTCGAGGATCGTCTTTTGATCTTGGTTACTTTGATGACTATAAATGTGACGGCATAGAGATCATACATTATGCGGGAGATGAAAATAAAGATTCACCTTCTTACACTACACAGTTAAGAGATGCCTATCCGTTGAACGTAGGTCCGGTTACAAGATCATGGGCATCAGCAGAAATAATGAAGCAGCAGGTTACATTTACGTACCGTTACTTCACTGAGAAACCATCCGGATCTGTAGGAGCACAACTACCACCTGAAGCTGTTGGATCCGGTGGACCTTTTTAATATTTAATATTATGGAGATATGATATGCCATTACCAAAGTTGGTAACGCCTGAGTTTACAATTACGGTTCCATCGACTAAGGAACCAGTTAAGATTAGACCATTTCTAGTGAAGGAAGAAAAAATTCTCTTCATGGCAATGGAAGGAAATGATGCAAAAGATATTGAGAGTGCTATTACGAATATCTTAGAAGCTTGTATTCTTACACCAGGAGTAGATGTAAAGAAGTTACCGTCATACGACCTAGAGTATCTGTTTCTACAACTTCGAGGTAAGTCGGTAGGTGAGACAATCAAACTTAAGATGTCACACGGAGAAGATATAGAGTGTAGAGCAGTGACAGATGTTGAGATCAATGTTGAGGATATTAATGTATTCTTTGATGATCATCACACAAATAAGATACAAATATCAGATGATATAGGAATTAAGTTTAGAGATCCGAGTCTGAAAGATCTCACTAATGTAAATATTGAAGAAAATAATTATGATACTGTAGTGAACGTTGTTGCTAACTGTATTGATATGGTATACGATAAAGAAGATGTATATGATCAATTTACGAGAGAAGAAAGTGTTGAGTTCTTGAATAGTATGACACAGGATCAGTTCGTAAAGGTTCAAGGATTCTTTGATACAATGCCAAGATTGAAACATACGATAACATGGACTTGTCCAGAATGTGGAGAAACAGATAGTGTTACAGTCGAAGGACTGCAGAATTTTTTTACATAGCGCTCAGCCATGATACATTAGCGAATTATTATACAATGAATTTTTCGCTAATGCAACACCATAAGTACTCATTGGCTGAGCTTGAAGATATGATACCATTCGAGCGTGAGATCTACATACATATGCTCGTGCAGCATCTACAAGAAGAACAAAAAAGGCTAGAAAAAAATGGCTAATCTTCAAGACGTCATCGAACGTATGAAAAAGGAAGGGCAACTGACTCGTAATAGTCCGGATAATTCAATCAAGACTACAAATCGTATTCTGGGTGAAATGAATTCGGAGCTTGTTGCGATTGGTAAGAGTCTTGGCGCTATTCGTACGGTTGGAGGTCTTGGTGGTGGTCAAGCAGTACAAGTAGTCGGTGGAGGAGTAAGTGGCGGTGGAACAGCAGCTGCAGAAACATCACCTGTTTCAAATGATTCGAATGATCCGCAAGGTATCGTAGGTCTTCTTGGTGCAGCCATACGCAATCAAACAGTAGGTCGCGTTGAGAGAGGTGCAGCTGCAGTAAGGGAAGCAGCATCAACTAGGTTTCAGGAAAGTGCGATCGGTAGAGGTGTAGCTGCTACGCAACAGTTCGTTAGTGAAAGGGTCGAGGGTACAAGAGAAGGTCTACGGGGTCTGGCTGGTATACAGACGAACGCAGAGAGAGACGAACTGCTCAGACAATCTGTTGAAGAAGAGAATGCTACTCGAGAATCAATCGATAGACTCGTAGAATTACAAACCGAGCAGCTCGGTCTATCGGAAAGAGAGGCTGATGCTCTACGTCAAAACGAATTAAGAGCAAGAGATCTTGCATCCGGAGGTTCAGCAGCACCAACTGCAAGTATGGTAGGAGCAGGAGCAACCGGTGGCGGAGCGGCAGGTGGTGGAGCAGCCGGCGGTGGTGGTTCTGGCGGTGGTAAGATGGGTGGCATGATCGGTAAGTTCTTTGGTGGACTTGCTGGTGGAGCCTTAGCAGGATTCGTCATGGCCCTAGGCAATCCTGGATTGCTAAAAGCTGCAGCCATCTTTGCATTAGTGTTACCTCTAATCGGTGTAGGTCTTGCTGGTTTTATTGCATCAATTGGTGCTGGATTTGGTCTTGCCGCAGCTGCGGTCGGTAAAGGATTAGAAGTTCTTAATGAACCGTTAAAGGGTTTTGCTGGTAGCCTCAAAACATTCGAAGGTTTAAATGCTCAGACTTTAGCTGAAGTCGGTAATGGTCTAAGTGCATTCTTTGATGGTCTCCCAGGAGTAGGCGGCCTTCTTATAACAGTACCAGAAGGTCTTGATGGTCTTGCTGATGCTTTAGTAAAGATGAATGATGTTAATCCTGATAAACTAAAAGTTATCGGCCCTGCAGTAGAGCAGATGGGCAAGGGTTTAATGGCCGCAGGACTCGGAGAAGTATTTAGTACAATATCATCAGCTCTTGGAGGAGAAGGCGGTGGAATCGAAGGACAGATGGAGAGTCTTGCAAATGGATTCCGACAGTTCAGCGATATCAATGCCGATGATGTTGCAAAGATTGGTCCAGCAGTTAAGAATCTCGGTGAAGGATTAAAGGC